ACGGATGTGAAAGCTCAACACAACTACAACGCCTACACTCCGGGAACTGGTCATCAAGAAATCACGTTCGACAATTCATTTACGTGGAACGGCAACGATGCGATTGGTTTCATTCTGGCATGGGGCCAATGCCCAACGAACTACTCTTCGTCGGGAAGGACCCGCCAACTAGTGTCAGGGCGCATGTGGTACAATTGGTCGGATTCGGCGGGAACTTACCTTGTGTCTGGCACAGCCGGGACGACGCAAAACTATCGCCCAGCTATCGACCTGTTCGCGACCTAAATTAAGGAAACCATAAAGATGTACGCAAAGATCGTCGACGGTGCAGTGGTAACCTATCCCTACACCGACAATCTGCTTAAAGCAGACCACCCGAACACCAGTTTCCCCGATACAATGACTGATGCGATGCTCCAGACTTATGGCATGTACTCGGTGACCCAGTCTGATCTTCCTGACCATGATGGTTTGATTTCATACGCCTCAGAAACTACACCGACGCTGGTCGATGGAGCTTGGACGCAAACGTGGCAAGTTCACGACTACGAGTTGGAAATCCAACAGCGCAACGTCCGTCAGGAACGTGACAAGCTGCTTTTCGAGACAGACTATCTTGCGCTGTCTGACACAACGCTTTCGAGCGAGATGGCTGCCTACCGGCAGGCGCTGCGCGATGTCCCGGCTCAATCTGGATTTCCTGCATCTGTCACTTGGCCGATTAGGCCGTAACGATGGAAACAGCAGCAAAGCTCGAAGCGCATGAGAGGGAATGTGCTATCCGTTATGCCACAGTCCAAGAGAAGCTGGACGGTCTCGACAAGCGCCTGTGGCGACTTGAGGCCATGGTCATGGCGTCCACACTCTGCGTCGTCATCGCGGCTGTGTCATTGTTCATGAACTAACACCCACCCCCACATCATCAAGGAGAGCGTTTCAACAGGAGACGCTCATGTTCGCAGAAACCTTGGCTGGCATCGCTCTGGTCAAGTCGGCGGTCGACGGCATCAAAGGTGCCATTGGGACGGCGAAAGATGTAGGTGAGATAGCTGGCTTTATCGACCAAATGTTCCAAGGCGAACAGGAGATACAGAAGCGCAAACAAAAGAAAGCAAGCGACCCGTTCAGTGTAAATGCGGTCGCCACCGAAACCATCAACGCCAAGCTGGCTAAAGAAAAGATGGATGAGATGCGTACACTCATCGATCTACGGTTTGGCCATGGTACTTGGGCGGGAATAGTTGCTGAGAGAGCCCGCCGTATCCAAGAGGCCCGCGAGGCCGAGAAGTTAGCTCAGCGTCAGAAAGAAGCACAGCAAGAAGAGATGATGGTCGCCGCAGCGATATGCCTCGGCCTTCTCTTAACTGTGGGGATCTTCGTGTTTCTTTACTTTTACTACATGTAAGGAGATCCCCCATGACCAAGATAGTTTTCCTTGTCGTTCTACTTATGCCTAACGGCGAGTTTATGAGTCGAACGACGATTGTCGATACCTGCCCATCAGTAAAACTCATCGGAGACATGTATAGCGAACGGATGAAGCGCGGCGAGATCATGGACTGGAATGCCTCTTGTCTGGAGATGCAGTTCCAGATGAAAGGAGCAACGTGATGTGGACTGCACTCATATCGCCTCTTGCAAGCCTCGCAGGGACGTTCCTCGAAGGGCAAGTATCGAAGTCAAAAGCAAAGGCCAACCTTGCACAGACAGAGGCTGAGACCAAAGCTGAGATCATGAAGAACGCTGCGCTGCACGACAGCAAGTGGGAACTCATCATGGCTGAGTCCACAAAGCACGGCTGGAAGGACGAGGTGGTCACGTGCATCGTCCTCGCGCCCTGCGTGATGGCTTGGATCGATCCAGAGCTCGCTAAGCGTGGGTTCGATGTGATCGCTGAGATGCCAACTTGGTATCAAGGTGCCGTTTTAGGCGTAATAAGCGCAGCCATAGGGCTCCGCGGTTTCGATAAGTTTAGGAAGAAGTGATGGCTGAATTGACTATGGAACGCATCCTCAAGTGGAAGCTAGGTCCGCGCCTAATGATGGCCGTCATGACCTATGCCTACCTCGAAACATTATGGTGGTTCCAATCTCTACCACCTGAAGACATGACGACGCAGGCCGCAGGTTTGACTGCAACCGTTACCGGGGCCATGACCGGCGCTTTCGCTGTTTGGTTAGGACATGAGAAGTAATGGAGCTTTGGGAAGTTTGGTTAGTAGCCATGGTGACACTGAACACTGCGGTGAATTTAGGAAGATGGATAGCGAGTAGGAACAGGAATAAATGAACATAGGTGAGATTGAGAAGAGGCTAATCGAGTTCGAGGGGCTTCGACTGATGCCCTACCGATGCACAAGCAACAAGCTGACTATCGGCGTTGGGAGAAACATAGAGGACCGAGGGATCTCCGTTGAGACTGCCATGCAGATGCTCAGAGAGGATCTAGAGCTCGTCATCGATGAATTGAAAAGAGCCATCCCAGGGTTCGATAAGATGCCAGAGACTGTGCAAGAAGCACTAGTCGATCTTGCATTTAACATGGGTATGCCAACCCTCTTAACTTTTAAACGCGCTCTACGAGCCTTACAGGCCCAGGAATGGGACAATGCTGCCGAGGAGATCTTGAGCTCCCGCTACGCAAAACAGGTCGGGCGAAGGGCTGAGATCATCGCTGATATGATCCGGAGCGGCGGTTTCTAAGTCTAAAAAACACCGATAGAGGACACTAAGGTCTATCGGTGTTTTTTCGATTTAGGCTACTCGCAGGACTTCTGCCCTGTCTCCGGATCGATGAAGCAAGCCTCTGCTTTTGGCTCTTCTTCCTTCACCTCATTCAAGATTCCCCAACGCTTTCCAGCAGCGCGGAACGTAGTGATGCCTTTGCAGCCACCCTTCCATGCTTTGTAGTAGAGGCTCTTGAACTGTTCGTAGGTGACATCATCACCAACATTACAAGTCTTCGAGACTGCACTGTCCACAAACTTGCTGACCAAGATCAGTACAGATACATGCTCGTCTGCTGAGATCTCATTGGCCGTGCGTCCGTTGTACCCTTGCGAGTACGCATAGTCCTCGACGCGCTGGACTGTATGTCCATCGAAGTTCTGGATCGTGCGGTCATAGTACAAGCTGAACGGAGGTTCGATACCTGAACTCACGTTGTCTGCTGTGAGCGAGATGGTGCCTGTGGGCGCGATGCTCGTCAGGTGACTGTTACGCATACCCTGATCTTTGATCTTGTCTCGTACCCACTCAGGCAGTGTCATGATGAACTTGCCACGGAGATACTTGTCTTCCTCATAGAGCGGGAAGCTGCCCTTCTCGGCTGCGAGATCAGAGGACGCCGCGTAGCAGTAGTCACGCAGGGTAGACAGAACCTTCTGTGTAAACTCCATGAACTGTCCGGAAGCATATGGAAGGCCCATCATCTCACCGGCATTGGCAAGGCCAGTGACGCCAAGGCCCATACGGCGCTTTGCGTGTGCCTCTTCCTTCTGTGAGTCGAGAGGATAGATCGTCCTATCAATCACGTTATCCATGGCCCTGACGACCGTGTAGATGTCTCCGGTGAACCGACCATAGTCGAAAGCACCGTCGCCAACGTACTTGGTGAGGTTGAAGCTGCCGAGGAGACAAGCGCCGTTAGGCGGCAAAGGCTGTTCGCCGCACGGATTGGTCGCTGCGATAGTCTCGGCATACCACATGTTGTTCATCTCATTGATACGATCAATGAACAAGACCCCCGGTTCTGCCCAATCATACGTGCTCCGCATGATCATATCCCACAGCGCGACCGGATCGACTTCCTTGTAGACCTTCCCCTCGAACTCAAGCGGGAACGGCTTGCCAGCGTCGAGGTACTGCATGAACTTGTCAGTTACCCCGACAGATATATTAAAGCCTGTCAGTCGGTCGCTGTTGTTCTTAGCGGTGATGAACTGTTCGGTATCGGGATGATCGATACGCATTACCGCCATTTGGGCTCCACGTCTGTGGCCGCTCGACGCGATGGTCTGGCAGATAGCGTCATATATACCCATGAACGACACAGGGCCGCTGGCACGGCTGTCGAGGCTCTTGATAAGATCCCCACGTGGCCGCAGCTTCGAGAAGTCGTACCCAATGCCGCCACCGCGCCGCATCGTCTCTGCGGCCTCTGTAGCCACAGACATGATCGATCCCATGTCATCAGTGATGGTAGATGAGACGAAGCAGTTGTAGGCGGTCGTCTGACGCGCTGCGCCCATTGCGTTCTGTACGCGCCCTGCTGGCAGGAACCGCATGTGCCGCAGGATGTCCTTGAAGTCCTCGAAGTGCGGTGCGCTATCCTTCAAGCTGTCCGCTATACGCACCACCTTGCTGTAGAAGTCTTCGCCTGTCTGGCGGTACTTGATCGCGTCTATTTCCTCCGAGATGGGTAGCATCGGCCCATAATGTTGATTGCTGATCATAAAGGTTTTCCCTCTTCTTCTTGTTTTATTAGGAAGTCGATGTATTTGCGGCACTTGTAGAGATCAGCCACGCCACCTTTATTTCTCCATCTGGTGATGTACTTCACGACGTTGCCCTCACAGAAAGGCAGGCCGTTGGCCATGTTGTATTCGATGGGTTCTATGGCGTGGTTGTTGTAGTGACTTGGGTCTACTGCTGCCTCGACTTCGCTCTTCGTGAGCTTGTCGGCATAAAAGGTGTCCATTAGCTCTTCTTCATCCTTTTGCAGCTTCCGCATGTATTGTTCATGCCGCATGTTGCCCTCCCCATAGGATTGGCCGGTTGTTCTCTGAATCCCAATCGGACCAGCGAAGGATCCTCGCCAGCCTTGCTTGGGTAAGAGCGTCTTGTTTCGTCAAACCGGCTTTGATGTAGGCTTGTTCGACAAGCGACCACGCGGCACGTGTGCCGAGGATCTTCTGTGCTGTCTTGGGTCCGCACCCTTTCAGACCGGAGTATCCGTCTGTCGGGTCACCTGTGAGACACTGCGTATAGAAGAAGTAGTCAGCTTGCTCTTCTGTGATATCTAGCCGCTCACCTGAAGCGGGGCGGTAGAGCTTGCCGGGAATGGTCTGTAAGTCCTTATCGTCTGACACGACGACAGCCTTACCGACGTTCTCCGGTTTAGTTGACAGGATGCCGAGGCAATCATCTGCCTCTAGTCCTTGTCTCTGGAAGCAGCGAAAGTGATGCTGCGCCCAATCTACAAGAGCCAAGTAGCCTAGAGGCTTGCGTGTCTTCTTGCGCTGCGCCTTGTACCCAGGATCTACTTGTCTGCGAAAGTTGGCTCTGGAACTAAGGCAAAGGATGACATCATCATCGTTTAACTGTTCCTTAAAATGATCAAGCTGGTCGAAGAACAGTTCCTTCGCCAGCTTCATGTCAGTCACTAATGACCATACGTCATCGGACCACTCTGTCTCTTCCTCTGTTGCCGCTAGGCATCTGTAGAGGTAGAGATCGGCATCAATCAAAAGCAATTTCAACCTCCCTCATATAATCCAATCCGTCTTCTGTAATCATCCAAACGCTGCCCCACACCTCGTTACTTACGCGGGTGGTAATCAGGTTCTCTGTTGCAGCTATTGCGATGATGTTTGCTTCTTTACGAGCCAGACGGCCTCTGGTTGCGACACCGCCGCGCCACGCATGGAACAACACGGTGTAAAGACGCCGTAGCGAGTCCATGGTGGCCTCATCCATGTCAGTGGGTGTCGGCCCAAGTTCTCCCGATGGCGTACTCTGCTGCGATTGGGATGTTGAGGCTGAACGCTCTGCCAGCCTCTTCCGCGCATCTTCGAGCGATATCACCGACATGCTCTTCCAATCCTTTCTTCACTTCGATTTGAACTTCGTCGTGAACCCACGCGATAATCGTGGCGTCGAGATCAGCCAGTTCCTTGTTGATAAGAGTCACCCACTTGGCGCACAGGATGGCTCCTGTGCTCTGTAGGAGCGTGTTAAGGGCGCTGTGTGCGCTGCGGACCTTGATGCGGCGACCGTCGAGACCTTTGATGAAGCCACGATCTGCGGCCCTCTCTACGGCTTTCTTCAAGGTTGCGTAGGATGGGTTGGCGGCGATGAAGTTGTCTCGCAGTCGCTTCCCTTCTTTTGCACCTTTGCCGACGATCTCTCCGAGCCGCTGGTCTCCTGCTGAATAGAGGAGCGCGTAGATGAAGGTCTTCGCTTGGTCCCTGCTGAGACCGACCGCCTTCGCGTTTGCGCTATGGATGTCTCCACTAAGGATTTCCTTGGCATACGCTCCTCCGTCATTCAGGAAGTGTGCGAAGCAACGAAGTTCGAGGCCCGATAAATCGCTGCCTACAAGGCTGTAGCCCGGTTGCACTGTGAAGAGCTCACGGCAGTCTTTACCAAAGGCCAGTCTAGTTGCTGGCACTTGTCCGAGGTTGGGCGAGAGATGCGCTGCGCGGTGGGTAACAGTACCCAAGGCCATGATGCGATGGCGTAGCTTGCCATCCTCATCAACCCTTTTCATCCACGCTTGCGGTCCTTCTGCAAGCTGCCCGATGCGCTTCTGCAAGAGAAACAGTTCTGACAGCTTCTTGGCCTCTGGGTAGTCCAGTTGACCAAGAACAACATCATCAATGATGGCATGGCCATTCGGCGTCATCTTTGTCGGTTGCCAGCCATACTTCTTCCGCAAGCAGAACTCGATATGGCGTCGGCTGTTGTGATTGAACTCGACCTTCTTACGCTTCACAAAGGGCTCACCCTTCACATAGCCGAGCTTCGAGTTATTCACTTTCGGGATGAACGTCTCTTCGATGTACCAAGGCTCAAACAGATCTTGCAGTTCCTGTTCAAGCTCTGTGCGCCGACGAGACAGCTTTGCGTAAAGCTCCCCTGCCTTCATCTCATCGAAAGTCCACCCGGCCTTGCCGATGTTCTCAGCGACATCACTGATCTCATGACACAGCGCCTTGGCTTGTTCTGCGTGTTCGTCAGGCTTGAGGTAATCAAGCAGCTTCATGCAGACCGATACGTCTTGTTCGCAGTAGTCTTGCATCTCCTGTGACCACTCAGACCAATCGGTCGTCTCGCCGTAGTCACCTTTGTGGAGGTCGAGGCGGATACCCCATGCCTTGAGGCTATGAGAACCGAATAGCTTCTTCGGCAGGACATCCGCGTTCCAGTTGTAGTCCCAATCTTCACTCTTGAGATCGGCCCGGATCATACGAGACAGGACGAGCGTGTCGGTCACTTTGGCGCGTGTAGTCCAACGCGGATACAGCTTGTTGATCACGCGCTGGTCATAGCCGAGCCAGTTGTGTCCGATGAGCTCATCGATGTCTTGAAGTTCTGCAAGACCCTTGCGGATCTCTTTGGGGCCGTAGCTCCACACCTTGCCGGTGTCGGGATCGCCTATCGCGATGCAGTGAATTACGTTGGGGTCTAAACCGTCAGTCTCTAGGTCAGCAACCCTTCTGATCATCTGTTATCCCCCGATCCCTTGATCTTGTTCTTCTCTTTCCTTGCCTTGAGCTTCTCTTGGTTCCACATGGCGATGTGGCCGAGGTTGAAGTCGAGCTCGTAAGCGATCATCGCCAAGTACCAGAGGACATCCCCTAGCTCGTGCGCGATGGCCATGCGGTCTTCCATAGGAAGGCCATCAAGACCGTCCTCACGATCCCGCATCAGCTTCTTGAACTTGTCGCAGACCTCACCGGCCTCAGATGCAAGGCCAAGGGCTAGGTATTGGAACTCCTCACCGTCCTTGTAGATAGCGGTATCAGTGCAAGCCCATTGGTAATCATTGAAATCAGACATTCTGGATGTACCCCTCTGCTATCGATTTGCGGACGGCGTTCCGCAGTTTGCCTTTGTAGATAAACGGTTCTTTAACGAGGCGTTCTTGCAGCCGCAGCACGTAGCTCCGGCGGATACTGAGGTCCGTGGTCTGCTTCAACATGTCGAGAAAAGTCATGCAGTAGTCGTAGGAATTCATTCCTGCGGTCTCACGCTCAATACGCTCCTGCAACCGGCTTCTGTAGTTGTTACGCTCTAAAGCGGTTTTAGTTCCTAGCTTCATCAGAAACGCTCTCCTTCTTCCAGCAATCTGCCGGTGTCGCGGTGATACTCGACAGTCCCGGCGAAAGCCGATGTCTGTCCGGTGAATCTGTTCTTGAGTACGGAGATGATGCGGGTGTCGCTGTCGGGGTCTTCGGCATCGACAGACAACGCCACGCACATGTCGGATAACTGAGCTATGCTGTGTGATCCTCGAAGCTGGCCGAGGCGAACCTTAGCGCCATCTTCGTGTCCCTTATCGCCTTCTGGTCTGCGAAGGTGTGAGACGATGATCAAGCCAATGCCGAGCTCTTGGACTACCTCGGATCGGAGTCTAGTGAGAGCTAGGTCGATCAGTTTGCGCTCGTCGTTGGTCGCTAGACCGGAGACAAGGATCGACACGTGGTCGAGGATGACCCAGCGGACACCAAGCGCCTTCACCATGTACGTGATGCGCTGGATGATGATGTCGATGTCGGAGCTACCGAAGTGATCGTATAGGTAGATGTTCCGCTCATCATTGAATAGCTGATCGAAAGCCTCCTCAATCTCATCGTCGGTTGCGACAGACCGATCCACCGTGACGTTCTTGCCAAGATGTAAACCGATGAGACCGAGGAGACTCCGTTTGTTGGACTCTTCCAACATGATCAACCCAAGCCGCTCACCTTGCGTATGGAGGTGATACGCAATCTCGCGGACGAAGGTTGTCTTGCCGATCCCTGTACCGGCTGTAATCGTCACGAGCTCTCCTTGACGAAGTCCTTTCGTGATTTCATTCAGCCGTGCGTAAGGGTAGGTCACAGAGGATTGTTCATCCTCTATCGTGACCTCTGTACGGAGATCGGATGCCGAGACGATGTTGTCTGGACGCCATTCCTTTGCTTGGTACAGCGCCGACACCACGGCATCCCCCTCACCAGCGACGAGGCAATCGTTCACGTCCTTGTGAGGGAGGGTGGCTATCTTAGCTTTGCCGACAGGGAGAGTTTCGGCAACGGCAAGTGCAGCCTTCCGACCAGCATCGTCCTGATCGAAACATAGAACCACGGTCTCATATCGATTTACGTAGTCCCAATTTGCTTTGATAGCCTTTACCGCTGAGCTTGCGCCGTTGGGGATGCCGACAGTTGCCCAGCGATGATTGCGAACTTTCGAGGCCGATATGGTATCGATCTCGCCTTCGCAAATGACGAGGATCTTGTCAGAGCTCCACATGTGAGCGCCGTACAGACCCATTTTACTCTTGTCGCCAAGGATGGCGAACTTCTTGTCCTTAAAGCGGACCTTCTGTGCGACTACCTCGCCAGTGCTATCACGGTAGTTGGCGACCTGTACTGGCTGACCTTTGAAAGTCGAGGTGAAGTAGTCGTATTTCCTGCAATCTCTTTCGCTCAGTCCTCTTGATGGAAGCGATTGATACGAGCCCTTGAGTAGACCTTCTTGGATGGTTTTCTTTGTGGCTTGTACTGCGGTTCCCGTAGCTGCTTCGCCATCGGGTTCGTGGTTGTAGCAGACGAAGCAGTACGTATGCCCGTCCGAGTAGAGCGCGTTGCCATCTGAGCTCCCGCAGTGATCGCAAGGTAAATGTCCGACAAACTCGGACTCATCAAGGTTGCTCTCCATTGATCTCTCCCTGTGTGCGGCTACTCCTTGAGCCACTCATCAGGGATGACCTTGTTCGCATACAGGAAGCCGTGCTTCTCGCACCACTGCGCGTAGGTAGTCTTGCTACCTTTGTACAGCTTGGTGTTCATGTTGCTGAATACGAACCTGATGTCGATGTCAGGGAATTGCTGCTTGATTAGAATGTGCTTCTGACGCTCACGCGCGTCGGGGAAGCGGCCTTTGGTTTCGACGTAAAAGAACCCACCGTCGCTCTTGGGTATCCGGAAGTCAGGCGTGTAAGTGGCTTGTCGTTCCGGCCAGACATAGGTGATCTTATGTTGTTCGT